TACATAAACTGGGTATGAGTATGTGTATGGGTATGTGTACTGGTATGGATAATAATCCCCATCATACCCGCCATACCCACCATAGTACCTTCCTAAACCATAGCCTACACCAGCAGCACCTAATCCTCTTCCCCATCCTCCCCAACCACGGCCTCCTAAACCTCTTCCAAAATGTCCGCCACCTATACGACCACCCCCGCCACCACCAAAATGTCCGCCACCTATACGACCACCACCTCCACCTCGTGCTCCTTCAATAACATGTTTATTCGAAAAATATGGAGCAATAATATAAGCAATGATAAAAATTACTACTAAAACTGCTCCACCACAAAAAAATAAATTATCGAAATGTTTCATAATATTATATACAGATAAATTAATTATTTTTCAGCACTAAATTACATAGAAATAATCTTTCTTTTTATACTATATAGTATTCAAATGTTATATAGAGTTATTCCTTTACGCACATTAAGAAGAATTAGATATACTATTTTTAGTTTCATTTGAAATAGTTGAATTGAATTTGTAATAATAATAAATTTTGAGAATCAACGTCAACAAATTCAATGATGTATTGACAGAATAATTCACAAGTATGAATGTATCCGAATTATTAATACCGCTATAAAGTGACCCAAGTATTCCACCAAATAACCATATTGTAGATGAATATTTAGTAGAATCGATATTTTTAATTTGAAATATTGTTACATAAATTTCAGGTAAATATCCAATAATAACCAGTGTCGACGAAATAATAGATAAATAAATAAAATTCATTTTTATTTATTTTAATTTTTTATCTTTATCTTTTTATTGTACTACATTTTATTTCTCGCTACAATATAAATGGGAGATTTATCTTTTAAAAATATAAAAAATGGTAATTGGTATGTTATTGTAGGGCGTTATTTTGATGAACCAGCAAGAATATACAAAACTATTTATCATGGTGATTGTTATATCAAAGCTATAGCACCCAGTGATCAACAAGACATAGTAAAAGTTCCATGTGACGAAAATATCTTTGAGGAGCCTAAAGAAACAGATGTAGATATGGATGATCACGAAGATGACTTTGATGACGAAGATTATTTAGAAATAAAAGAACGAAATCAATATGTCAACTTCATTTCATATAATCCACATGATGATTTGGCTTTAGATGATGATGAAAAGTTGGAACTATATAATATATTTATTAAAATTGAAAAAAGTCTTCAAAAAGGAGGAATGCGAAAAAAGGGAAGAAAAACTACCAGAAAAAGGAAAACCAAGACCAAGAAAACCAAGACCAAGAAAACCAAGAAAAGTAAGAAAACCAAGATTTTCAAAAAGAAAAGCAAACATTATTAAATTTATATCACTTATAGTTTGAAGTATACTACGCCATTATATTGATACAATTTCAAACGTCTACTTTATCAATGTCGTCAATTCTTTATATTTCTCGTTGATCAACGCATCTAAAGCATCGGCTTTTAACAATTTGTCCTTTTTTAATATTTCAGAAGTTTCATAAATCAAATCTTTGGATGTCATTATTATCATTTGAGCACAATTATACGCATTGTTAATTAATTCAATAACATCATTATCTATTAACTCTTTGTATTTTTCACTATTGCTAGGATAAATAACATTGCTTCCCATGCCATAATACAATACCATTTTTTCGGCCAACTTCAATGCTTCCTCAAAATCATTCAAAGCACCCGTTGTAACGGATACATTGTAAAACACTTCTTCCGCTATTCTACCAGATAATAAAATCATTAAATGTTCAAATAATGATTCTCTCACGTAAATGTTACTTGTAGATGATTCGAAAACTGTATAACCAGGACTTTTTGGTGAAGACAAATTAATTACAACTTTTGACATTTTAGAATGATGTTTTGAGAAGAAACCAACGACCGCATGACCCATTTCGTGAATAGCAATATGGTCAATAATATCCGATGTAAATTGATGTTCATTGGGTTGCCAACCAGCCATCATTTTGTTCATAATAATATCAAAATCATTTGAATTAAATTTGGTTCTGTTATATCTTAACGCATTCAACATAGCTTCGTTCAATAAATTCTCAATTTGTGCTCCAGATAATCCATCTGTAATTTCTATTAAATTAGATATATCGATACTATCATCACATGGTTTACCTTGTATATGAATATTTATAATCGAATCACGTGTTTTCTTATCAGGTAATCCTATAAATATTTTTTTATCAATTCTACCTGGACGAGTAAGCGCATTATCCAATAAATCAAAACGATTAGTTGCTGCTACCATAAAAATTCCAGTTGTATTTTTAAAACCGTCTAATTCAACTAAAAGAGCGTTCAATGTGTTGTCTCTCTCATTGGATGAACTCTCTCCATCACTTGAACGTTTTCTACCTACAGCATCAATTTCATCAATAAAAATAATACAAGGGACATTTTCACGAGCCAATCTAAATAATTCTTTTATTCTAGTTGGACCTACACCAACATATTTTTCTTGAAAATCCGAACCAGAAACAGGAATAAAACTACATTTTGCTTCACCTGCTAAAGCTTTCGCAATTAAAGTTTTACCAGTGCCAGGCGGACCTTCTAATATTAAACCCTTGGGCACACGAACATTGTATTTTTGATATTTTCGATAATTCTTTAAAATATCTACGCATTGTTTCAGTTCTTCTTTTACATTTTCATAACCACCAACGTGTGAGAAATTGTTGTTGGGGTTTTTCAATATCTCAAAATTTCTTGTTTTTTTATAACTACTAGAACTAGTAAAATCTGAATTATCATTGTCATCTTTATTAATTTCATTCATATCTGATATTTCTTCATCAATAGGATTGAATTGAATTCCTAATCCTGATAAAAAATTGGACGGTTGTTTGTTAATAATAATTCTTACACGAGGAGGATAATTAGTTTTATTTTGTGATTGTGTAAATTCTTCTACACCATCACCATGATTACCTAAAATACTCTCATTTTGTTCAGTAATATTTTTCGAATTTAATTTTCTCAACAACGATTCATAATAATTTGAATCGGTATTGTGATTTTCTAATTTATCAATATAATTATCAAACGTTTTGTTATTATTATTTTTTTGTAATCTTTTCAACAACTCTTCTGTATATTTTTGTGAGAAATGATATGATCTTCTATGTGAATTTAAATTTAATTTATTATTAAGATTATTAAGATTTGAAGGTAATAAAAACGAATTTATACAAGTTATATACAAAAACCAATTCAAGAGTATAGAGAAAAGATTCACCATTTAATATTTATAAATATTTATTTTTAAATTATTATTTAGATATAAAGTAAAACAACAAATAATAATTATGAAAAAACAAACTACACCATGTCCAAAAATAGGAATAAAAATTCATGAAACGGATAATGATTACAAGACAAATCCATTTGAATCATTTATTGATAAAGAACTTTATCGACCAAAAAAAAATAATCAAAATAATGTAAATCAACTTTTAAATGTAAATAATTTTGATTTGAATATTGATAATTATTCTATGAAAGATATTTTCCATTTATTCAATATCTATGATGAATTGTTAAATGAAGAAATAATGAAGCAATCCAAAAATTTTGTGTTAAAAACTCATCCCGATAAGTCTGGTTTGGAATCATCTTATTTTCTTTTTTACTCTTCTGCTTATAAAAAATTATATTCTATTTATGAATTTCAAAATAAATCTTTCAATAAAAAAGAGCAGCAAGAAGATTTTTCAAATGAAACAAATAATCAAATTCTAGAAAATTTGTTTACTAAAAATAAATCCTTGAAAGAACCGAGCAATTTTAACAGTTGGTTTAATAAACAATTTGAAAAATTTAAAAATGATGAAGATAACAGTGACACCAGTAATAAAGGTTATGGTGAATGGTTAAAGTCAAATGAAGATCTTGTTGATTTAAAAACAGTTTCAAAATCAAATATGATGACAGAAATTGAAAAACATAAAAAACATGTACAATCCATAACCAAATATGAAGGTGTAAATGACATGTTTTCATCCACTTTTGGCGCAACCATATTAGGTGAACAACATAATTATACTTCTGGAGGTTTATTTAATGAAGATTTAGGATTTACTGATTTACGACAAGCATATCAAGAATCAGTTATACCAATTACCGAAGATGATTACAATAATATACCAAAATATAAAAACATGAATGAATATAAAATAGCGAGAGATAATGTCAACGTTGCGCCGCAAACAAAAGAAGAGGCCATGAAAAAATTATTTCAACAACAAAAAAGAAAAGAAGATGAAAGTATTGCTTTAGCTTTTCAATTGGCTAAGCAAAATGAAAAGGCTCAACAAAAACAAAAATCATTTTGGGGTGAATTAAAACAAATCACTGGGTTGTAAATTTATTTATTTTTATTATATAAATATATTAAACATAAATGAATAATAATGAAAAATTCGAAAACGGTCTATTTATATTTCGTAGGGATTTACGTATAATAGATAATAATGGATTAAATTTATTAAATGATAATTGTAAAAACATATTTACCATTTTTATTTTTACACCTGAGCAAGTAACTTCTTCGAATAAATATAAATCAGATAATGCTATTCAATTTATGATAGAATCATTGAGCGATTTATCGAGAGAAATAAGAAAGCATGGGGGTAAATTACATACGTTTTATGGAAATAATGACGTAGTGATTCGACAATTTATTAAAAAATTCGATATTGATCTTGTATGTTTTAATTTAGATTATTCGCCATATGCTATTAAAAGAGACCATAAAATAATAGAAATGTGTAATAAACTAGATGTTCCTATTTTATATGACACTGATTATTATTTGCATGAACCAGGGTCTATTTTGACTGGATCAAATACACCATACCAAAAATTTACTCCTTATTATGAAGCAGCATTGAAGAAACCAATAGCACCACCTAAAACATTAAAACAAATAAAATTTAAGGATACTTCACACAATATTGGAGGTATTATCACATTAGAACAAGCCTTTCAAAAATTTACAACAAAAAATGATACTATTTTAGTTCATGGTGGGAGAGAAAATGCTATTCAACACGTTAAAAGCGCTATTAAAACACAGAAACATTATTCTACTACACACAATGAATTATCAAAGAATACAACATTATTAAGTGCTTATATTAAATTTGGCTGTATTTCAATTCGCGAAGTATATAAATATTTCAAATCAAATCGCGACATTATAAGACAATTAATATGGAGAGATTTCTACGCTACTATTTTATATTCATTTCCATATGTTTTAGGTAACGCTATGAAAACAAAATATGATAAAATAAAATGGCATTTCAATTCAAAATGGTTGAAAGCTTGGAAAGAAGGCAAAACTGGATTTCCTATAGTAGATGCGGGTATGCGCGAATTAAAAACTACTGGGTATATGCATAATCGCGCTCGATTAATAACAGCCAGTTTTTTAGTAAAAACCCTCTTGATATCATGGGAACATGGAGAAAAATATTTTGCTACTCAATTAACAGATTATGATCCTGCTTCTAATAATGGTAATTGGCAATGGATCGCTTCAACTGGTGCTGATAGTCAACCTTATTTTCGTATTTTTAATCCATGGGAGCAAGCAAAACATTATGATCCAAACGCAGAATATATTAAAAAATGGATTCCTGAGTTAAGGGATATTTCAGTAAAAGATATATTGAACTGGGAATCAGTATATGATGATGATGAATATAAAAAGATTACATATCCAAAACCGATTGTTGATTATACAAAACAAAAAGAAATAGCATTAAAAATGTATGGTGCTGTTTTTTCGTAAATTTTGTATAGTTTTTAATGTTCGTTTTATATAAGTAAATTATAAAATTACAAAATGAACTATATGACAGCAGAGCAAAGTATAAAATGGATCAATAAAAATATATTTGATTTAAAAACTAGACATAATACTTATTTAATCGTAGGTTTAATAATACTTATATTTTTCATTCTATTATTAATAATAGTAATTGTTGTGGTTTCTAGTTATTATGTAATCAAGTTTTTAGAAATAAATATTATTAATGATTTATATTTTTGCAATTATACATATAATAAAAAAACAAATGATTTATTGGAAAAATATGGAAATTGTAAAATCAATAAAATTTATTTGGTGAAAAATCCAATTACTGATTTTACTATTTTTATATTGAATGTAATTACTTTGTATAAATTTCAAAAAACAATTGAAAAATACAATGAAGAAAATAATACAAATATTTATCCATATCATGTTTCATTATTAGTTGAAATTAATTTGCCAAATAAAAGTAAAAAAATAGTACTAATTGAAAAATCGAATTGTATCAATGTAACAGAAAACATTTATTTACACGAAAAAAAGATATTAAAAATTATTAAATTACCGAAACAAAAATATACTATCAATCATATTTTACAAGAAACAAAAAAACGAATTGGCGATAAACAATTCTTTAATTGGACTATTTATAAAAATAACTGCTATGTCTTTATAAAAGAAATTTTAAAAACAATTGGAATGTTGAATAAAACGAATATAAAATTTATAAATCAAGATCAACTTATTAAACCACTTAATTTTAGTGATTTTACATTGCACACAATACATTTTTTTTGTTCTTTGAATAATATTTTTGATAATTATATTTTATCATGATTCATTTCCGTATCTTGTAAACTTCGTATATAGTTATTGTATGATTTATTATAAATCACTATTTGCCATTTCGGTTTTATATTTTTAACAGATGCCATGTCGTCTATAAAAGATAAAAAATAATCGTGGTTTGATTCAATCTTTTTGATTCTATTGATAATGTCAAATATATTGGTTTCTTTTATTGTAATTGAACAATATACTGGATTATTATTTACAATTGACCTACATATATTACTTTTATTAGTAAATAATAATATTTTATCATATTCAAATCCATACGAAACAACCAATTCATCTTTCGAAATTCTATTTGACATTTTATTAATATATATATATATATTTATAAAAGCTTATAATATTTTATATTCAAATTTAGAACAATGAATATTTATAATTAGAAAATAAATAAAAATTGATATGTTGTTTTATAATAGTAAGAACATATAAATATATTTTTACTAATAATGTCGCAACAACAACAACAACAACAACAACAACCAACATTTATATTCATTGACGGTAGTTATTTTTGTTTTTATAGATTTTATTCTATAATGAATTGGTGGAAATTAGCGCATTCCAATGAATCGTTGGAAAATCCAATAGTAAATGAAGAATTTGTCGATAAATTTACAAAAACATTTATCGAAACATTGAAAAAACTCCCTAAAAAATTAAAATTAGATGAAAATACAAATCCAACTATCATAGTTGGCAAAGACTGTAAACGAGAAGAAATATGGAGAAATGATTTTTATGACAAATATAAAGCAAATCGTGTATATGATTCAAGTAATGGATTCTTGGGTGGACCCTTTTTCAAAATGGTTTATGAGGATTGCTTTTTTCAGAAAGGAGGCGCTTCAAAAATATTACATCATCCAAAATTAGAAGCAGATGATTGTATTGCTATTTCAGTAAATAAATTATTAAATATATATCCAGAGTCAACTATTTACATTATTACTAGTGACAATGATTATTTACAATTAGTTAAAAAAAATGTACATATTTATAATTTATCTTTCAAGAATTTAAAAGAAAGTAAAATATTTACTGGTATTCCTGAGAAAGATTTAGAACTCAAAATATTAATGGGCGATTCGAGTGATAATATACCAAGCGTATTTCCAAAATGCGGCATTAAAACCGCTTTAAAATGTGTAGAAGATCCAGAATATTTCAAAAATAAAATGGGAAATAATATTCAATATCATGAACAATATTTATTAAATAAAACACTTGTATCTTTTAGTAAAATACCCGAAGAATTGGTGAACGAGTTTTTGGATAAAAATAATATTATTTAGCGCGATTGTTCACGCAAGCCATTTGATTCATTATATTCACATATCGACCAGCGGTAATTGATCCGTTACAAAATAAGCTTCCCCTGTTTTTCGCCATTCAACCACTAAAACCATTATTTCTACGCCAATTTCCATGCCTTTTTTAACGCATTCTTTATATTCTGGATCTATGATTGAAATTGTAAATCTGTCTACATCTGTTCGTTGTATTACATAACACATAATACAGCGTGTTTTAGATTCTTTTTTAATTGTGGTCAATTCACGCATGTGTTTTAGGGCTCTAGGACTTACAGGATCGCTTGATTTTTTTCTATAACCATCTGGAAAATAAGCTATTTTTGAATTTGGCTCGCGATCGCAATAGTTCTTTTTTTTACGCTCTTTGGATGAAATGTCTTCAAAATCAGCAAGAGGAACGTTTTTAACTTCTAAAATAAATGGAATCCCATTATTATCAATTCCTATAAAATCGAATCGTGAATCAACTTTGTTTTCGACATATATTTTACTTTCTCTTTTGTAGGTTGAACTATTTTTAAGTTGTAGTTTACTGAAATAATTTTTAAGTAAAGCTTGTTCTACAAGATCTTCAGCTAATTTAGGATGTATTCCAACGATGGTTGTGTCATTGTAAATAGATAAATATGCGCGATATTCACATTTTGGTTTTTCATTGGAGACGGTTTTATTTTTAGACGTTTTTGATGGTATTTTTGCCATTAATATTTTTGCACCATTGTCTGCTAAACCACAACAACCTAAAGAAGCAGTATGTAATAAAATAGTGCTTTCATTGTTTCTAATGAATTCATTCTCTGTATTCATTATTAATGTGTCAGCAACATATGGACTTTTTATAAATTTGGAAGGACGTTTCACAATTTGTCCAGTGATTAAATTATCTAATGTAAGTAATAATAGTGTCGAATTTTGCGAAATCATATTATAGTTTGAACGAAATCATATTATAGTTTGAATTATTTGTAATATTTTTATTATTAGTGTAACAAATGTTTTAAAAATCAATTTTATTTTTAATTTATAGTAATAATATAAGTATTTAATAATAATGAATATTCCTAATGAATTAAAAATAACAATCAATACGAGTATTCCTGGGTTTCAAGTAATTAAATATAAACCATATATGACATTACCAAATGATAAAACATCTAGTTTTGTTCATTTTAATCCATTGGTAAAATTAAGTCAATCGGTTATAAATTCTATTCCAAAAGATCTTCAAGTGAAAGAATTTTTCAATAAAGGTTTATTTCAATCTTTAATTAATAGTCATGGACTAGTTAGAACGAGAGATTTAGTTGAAGCAACAAATGAAGGTTTTGTAGATAATAATATTAAAATAACATTAGATATGTTGTTTCCAACAAATGGATTAATATATATAAACAAAGAACCTTATGTTATAGCAGATGTTCAATGGACAAAAGGTGATTGGAAAATTGATAAAAAAGTCCAAGAAATGCCAAATATTCGGTTTAATAGAATCAATGATCCTTTTTTATTGTCTTCTCTCTTCAAACAAAAACAAATGAGCGGGGAAGAGGAATTAAAAAATTTGCCAAAGGATGTTTTATTTGGTACAAATTATTCGCCATCTACAGATGCTAATTTGCCACCAGTTGGACCAGTTGGACCAGTTGGTACGAAACGCCCATTAGGTTCAGAAATAAAACAAATACTCCCTCCTCCTCCTACTCCTCCATCATCATCATCATCATCATCGTCTAGACCGACATCAACATCTTCTTTATTATTACCTCCATCTTCGCCAACATTAACGGCGCCTTTACGAAAACCATTGACAATAGAGCCGCCGCCACCAGACGAAGAAATAGAAGAAAATGAAGATTCTACTTATGAAACAAAATTAGTAGTATCTAAAAATTCAAATAAAACACTAAGAGAATATTTTCAAAATAAAATGTATTATTTCATGGTAAATTATATGTTTCAAAATATGGATATTAATTTACAAAAAAATATCAATAAAATTTTATCAGAAATGACAAATATTTCTATAAAACCATCAAATAATTTAAGTAAAAAAGCATATGATACTAGTATTACAAATACCAAAATTTATTCAAATGTTGGGAAAGGAGATTGTTTTTTTATAGCAATTGCGGATGGGATTAATTATAACAATCTTTTTTCGAATGATAAAATTATTTATAATAATTATGGAAAGGGAAATATGATTTTCACTCAAAGGATTTTGAGAGAAATCGTATCCAATTATATTTTAAATTTACGACCTTCCATTTATAATGATCTACTTGAAACAAGTGAATCTAATGCTAGTTTTTTGAATAATGAATTTAATAAAATTAAAAATGAGTTAAAAAATGAATGGGGTGTAGACGGCGATAATTTTGATAATGAACAATACACGTATTTAATAAGCGTTATTGATCATTTGTACAACGTCAATGATTCTTTTTTTATAATGAAACCTAATAAAATTACAAATGATAATATAAACAATCCCTTCCGTGTATTTTCAAATAAACAAGAAATCAAATTATATATAGAAAGTCCTAATTATTGGGCCAATAGTGTTGCTATTGATGCTATATTATATACTTTACATTTAAATATAATTACACTTGATTATGATTCAGAGAGTAAAAAAATAAATATTCCATATATTAATACAAATAATGATCAGTGGAGTAATTATCTTTTTTTGTATTATCAAAATAATCATTATGAATTAATGGGATTCGATTATATTTTCAAAACAATACAACGATTACCAAAATTATCGGTAAAAACAGCAGTGAAAAAAATAATAGTGTTTCATCGAAATTCAAACATTTATCCCCCATTATGGTTACTTTTTTTAATATTCGGCAGTTTTTATATTAATATATTGGATGAAGAAGATAAAAATAATTTTAATTTTTTACCATATATTTTTAATGGTTTGAATCAAATATTCAATAAAATAATGCTTCTTCCTGATAATGAAACGAGAACCATTTTTTTAACAAATTTTAAAAAATATTTTAACCCTACTATTTTTAAAAATAACAAATCAATTACTGGAGGCGCTATTACTGCTAGATTACCAGGATCTAATACTACGCCATTTAATCCATACAACCCATATAACCCGTATAACCCATATAACCAGTATAACCCACAAAAAAAAAATATGTATTATGTTTCAACCACAAAAAATACAGATGATGAAACGAATATAAGTTATTATATTACTATTGATTTAGAACTTAAAAAGGGGAAACAGATTTCGTTTAAAGATATGGTTGATATTAAATGTAGACAAAAATGGAATACAATACGAAGAAATTATGCTAATTTAAGAGGTATTAAATACGTAATACCTCCTGTATATGAAACATCCACTTCAAATAATTTGAATACAAAAAATAAAGTTAGCACAAAATATACAAGAAAAAATAGGAAATAGTAAAAATTTACGGAATAACTTCTTTAGGATTGTTGAAACATATTCAACTGAATGATAAAATATCTCAAAAATTAAAATATAAAAATATAAAAATAGTATAATTATTATAAAATCATGAAAATGTTGAATATATTTTTGATGTGTATTATTTATTTGCCTTATATAAATTCTTTTTTAAAATTCAAGTTCGGTAATAAAATAAATATAAAAAGCAATGAAATTAAACATCAAATTACTTATAAACTACCCCCGAATAAGCAGCATATTATTAATAAAATAAATGGTTTTTATGGTCTCATAGGACCTGATGTTAATATTAGTAGTGTAAATAACCTTTTCGATTTATTTATAGGCGATGGTACTATACAAGGAGTTTTCTTTGATAGTGGAAATGTAACTGTTATAAAACATTTTGTGAGAACAGATAAATTAATTTATGAAGAAGAGAATGGACGAATCCCAAATAATAATTTGATCAAATTAGTATTTGCTACGTTAAATAAATTGAATCTATTGCCGAATATAATGGGTTTAGCCAATACAGCATTGTTAAATGTAGATAATAAAATATATGCGCTTTATGAAAGAGATCAACCCTATTTATTGAATATAAATTTTATAAATAAAGAAATTACAACCATTCGAAAACAATTAATTCCGAATGTACCGCATATTTCTGGACATTCAAAACATATTAATAACACGATTGAAACAATTGATTATGATGTCATTCAAAAAAAATTAGTATTTTATAAATTAAATTCCGTTTTTAATACTTTATATCAACGTTCTATCCAGACAAGATATATGCCAGTTGTACATGATTTTTGGACTACTCATAATAAAATTATTTTCATGGATTCACCATTAGTAATGGATATAAAAAATATTCTTAAAAAAAAAATGCCTGTTTTTTTACATAAAGAACAACCTACATTTATTCATATCGTAGATAAAAACACACGTAATCTTGAAACCTATCGCAGCAATGAAAGTTTTTATATGTTTCATTATGCGGATATTATAGAAACTCTGGAAGAAATACAAATTTATGGTTCTCTCTATGAAGAATTGGATTTTTCTAATTTGAATATAAAAGGTGTTTATCGAAAAATTACTATAAATAAAAATACAAAAGAAGTTTCTATTTTAAAAATACCAGAACTTGAAAAATTTGATTTGGAATTTCCTATTAAATTCGATGATAAAATTGTTTTTCGCAATATACATAATAAAACTATTAATGGTTTTGTTATTTTTAATAAAATGAAAATAATAAAAGAAATTATTTTTAAAAACCTTTGTATTTGCGGAGAACCCGCATTATTGTATATTGATAGAACCCCATATATTGTGTCATTTGCTTATTCTAAAAAACAAAACTGTATTCTTTTTGTAAATTTAATTAATTATGATAAAATTATTATTGATGTACCTTTTACATTTAATATTGGATTTCATTCGTTATTTATTCCAAATTCAAATGTCTGATTTTTCCCAAATGTAAATAAATTCAGTATAATTTTTTGTAAAGCTGCGTTTATATTTTGGCATGGGAATTTTTTTTGTGGCTTTTCCTAACACTTTAATGGCTAGATTTTCATATAATTCAATTGGAATATTTAAACAATAATGACCTCCTTTTTTTAAATATTGAAATGTTCTCTCAAAAATAGGTATATAAAATTCATTATTCCATTCTTCTTTTGTTTTTAACGATGATTTACCGTCTACGTTCACGTCACCATATATTTCTATATTATAATATGGGGGACTTGTTAAAACTAAATCATATTCCAACTTAGAATAATCAACGTCTAACGCATCTTGAAAATATAAATCGATTTTAGTTGTTGAATGTTTATGTAAAAAACTAGACATATTATTGTAGGGCGTTTTTAGATTTTTATTATTATCAATGCCAATATATTTTGGAATATTTAAAGCACATGCGCCAACTAATCTCCCTCCCCAACCCATTGTAAAATCTAAAATAGATGTTGGTTTATATTCACAATAAATTCGCATAGCAATTAGAGGCTTAAAAATGGAAACCGCCGTAAAATATAAATTGGATAATCTAAAAAATATCTTTGTTTCATCATAATTTTTTCTATTTTTTTTGTAAAAATCAATTATTTTTTTTACATAAGGTTTTTTTTTAAAATAAACTCTATTTTGATATAAATCATAAAAAGTAACATTTTGTTTTCCCTTTGTATTCAAACGTTCAAATAATGTAAATTTATTAACCACTTTATTACCAAAATTACTCAATTCTTTATGATAATTACAACCGATTTCGCATAATTTATTATAATCATCCAGCACTTCTTTGTCAGTTAAATCATATATTTTATCGGAAATTTGTTTCTTTTGCTTTCTAGTATAATTGTTTTTTTTGTATAGTGTTCTTTTTGTCTTTCTATTATTAATTGTCATTATATATATACATATATATTTTTATACATGTATATACTCTGATAATTTTCGTTTTATTTATTATCAAAATTATATCTTTCAAAATCGAATTTAGCGAACGCTTCTTTTTGTTCTTTGCGTTGTTTTTCTCGTTTTGATTTTTCTATAATAGCAACAGCTGCTGCTACTTCGGTCTCCGATACAACGTTATTTTGATTCGTATCTATCAATTTGTGTAAGACACGATATTTGTGTGGAACTACACATAAACTACTTTCCTCGTTAAATAAATGATCTGATAAAATAGTGAATATAGCGGTTAAACCAAGTGCTACATAAATATCTCGAGTACCCATCCATGACATAGCAAAAACAAGTATTTGTTTACTAATAGTATATTTCATATATTCCTCAGTAGATTTGCTAAATTGAATCGATATAAATTTTGACCCTACATTAAGTAATATCATTATTATACCCGCAAAAAATTTGCTATTATTTAAATACATAATATGATGATTTATAAAACCAAATACATTTATCAAAGGAGTGAAAATACTCGGGGTTGGATTCATTATTTCACCACCAGTTATTCTTTTTTTATTATTTTTAACCATATATTAATGTGATAAATTAAATTAATCCAAATTTTCTAATAATTGTTGCAAAAGTATTTTTAATTTTGTTATATTGATTACTTAATAACAAACGTATATTTCTAATGTAAGGCCGATATGTTTCACGAATTTTACTAGTGAATCCTTCTTTGCTATTGAATGTGTATATAGAATCTGAATTGTCATTGAGCAAAAATATTATCATTACTATAATTATGATAATTATCATTATGATAAACAAAGAGTAATTTGATGAAATTAATGGTTTCATTTGTATATAATTAAATAATATTGTATTTTTGTATTTTCTAAAAAATAGAAAATCCCTCAGTATTTTTATTTTCATATGGCATTACATTTTCAGATTCATTATTTTGCTTGTCTACTGATATAGCGTTGGATTGTTTGCCTCTTTTAATTGTATCTTCTGTTGATTGTAAATCAAACCCTTCTCTAGGAATGTTTTTTTTATTCAATTCTGTTTTTTTATCATCATCGTTTTTGTTTGTTATAACGTGTATTTTAGGAGTTTCTATAACTTTTTTATTATCTTTTTTTTTGGAATCAGTTTTCATGTTATGATTGTTGTCAAAGTTCTCAACAAACATGTATTGATCTGAATACATATTGTAGAATACAAAAATCATTAAAACAAATGACACTCCTAAAAATTTATTCATACAAGTCATAAATAGTACTATGGATAATAATATTATTCTTCCTAAATAAGTAGTCACCATAAATTGAAATGTTTTAACTCTAGATAATAATATTACTAGCAATATTAATAATACAATACCTACACTTTTTTTCATCATATCTTTCAACATTATTTTATATTATTCTTATATAATTTATTTTTTTTATAAATTAAATAAAATTATTATTTCTGTGTCTTTGGTAAAATATTATTATCTTAATTTTTATTAAGAATGTCTTTAGCAACAAATGCTGCTCCATTTGATAATGATTCAAATAATGATTATAATGATGATAATAATTTTATAAATAAAAAAAGATTAACACATAATAAAACGCAAAAAAAAAATTACAATGAAAGTTTTGTAAATCAATCTCAAAGTTTTGATAAAAATAAGGTAAACTCCATTTTAGAAAAAATTCATAATAGGACAGAAGATGATGAAGATGAATATATAAAACCCAATTTTGATCCACCTCCAAAACCGGAATCGTCTGGTGGTGAACGAGCTGAACGAATGCGACCAAAAGAACCAATGTCAAATATGTACAAAATTTTTGGAAAAGCCCCACAACCTAATTACGAACAGGAGAATGATTTAGATTTGAATAATTATTCAACCAATTACGGAGATGAAAAAAGTGTAGAAAATTATTACAAAAATATGTTGCCTGCTTATACAGGACAAAAGAATCCGAACAATAGACCATACTATAATGAATATGTAAACAACACATCAAAATATACAATGAATGGCTTGAATGTTGGAGACAATCATGATATTCTTTTACAAAAATTAAATTATATGATAAATTTGTTAGAAGAAAAACAAGATGAAAAAACGAATAATGTTACAGAAGAAGTAGTATTATATTCTTTTTTAGGAATATTTATTATTTTTGTTGTGGATTCATTTGCGCGCGTTGGTAAATATGTTCGCTAATCAACCTTTGGGAAAGGTTGAGCCAAAACAACCTTTGGGAAAGGTTGAGCCAAATCAACCTTTGGGAAAGGTTGAGCCAAATCAACCTTTGGGAAAGGTTGAGCCAAATCAACCTTTGGGAAAGGTTGAGCCAAAACAACCTTTGGGAAAGGTTGAG